GCGATGTCTTCTGGATGACGTTGTCGATCTCCTTGGCGTGCGCCTTGTAGGAGATGTTCAGCGCCTTGAGCTGCGCCTCAAGCTTCGCCTGGGACTTCTCAGCGTCGATCGCGGCCTTCGCGCTCGCCGTCAGCCCAAGGACCAGCCCGCCGCCGACAGCAGCACCCGCCGACAGCGCCGCCGTCTTCAGCCCGGCGAGATGTTTGCTGCCGCTGCGATTGAGGTGTTCGAGCGAACGCTCCGCGCGCTTGTTGCCCTTCTCCAGACCACTAGGGTCGGTAGTAACTGAAACGCGCACATTGCCTCTGGGCATCAGCTACACCTCCTCAAGGTCCGGGAAAGCCACGTCATTGAAAGCGCCGGGGTCATCCGGCGCCGGAGTAGGCTCAACGTCGTCAGGGAGCTCCGGGTCTTCAGCGCTTACTTGTGCTGCGCGGAGCCTTCCCGCGAGCAACCTGTCCACCCGCAGCGCTGCGAGGCTTCCTGGCTGCATTCCCAGCAGGCTTGACGGCAGGCTCCCGAACGTCTGCGCCGTCACCGCTATCTCCAGCGCCATCTGGCTGTCCAGGAAACCCGTCGGCGGGGCTACCCCCGAACGCCCTATCGATGATGAACTCGACATCGGCGTCCTCGAGTTCGTTCGGGTTCAGACCGCCCTCGCCGACCTTCGGGTTGACGAACATCGTCTGGAGAATCAGGTCGGTCATATCGACCGCCAATTGCGGATCCTCAAGCTTTCCCTTGAACGCATTCTCGAATGCCTCCAGCATCTCGCTGGTCAGCTTCCCGGAACGCATCAGCATGTACGACGGGAACGTCTGACGGATCTCCGCGACATTCCCGGACGGCAGCTCCACCACGACCGTCTTCGCCCCCCACTGGCTGGCCGGGGTGACGCTCAGCTCGCTCATGCGTAACTTGCGGTGCCGTTCACCAGCGTGACGGTGACAGCCACGCCCGCGCCGGCGGTCGTCAGCTTACCGCTGAAGTCCGCACCGATCCGGCGCAGATTCGCCAGTGGCGCCGGCGTCCCCGACGTGTACTGGGCGTTGACACCCTCGATCCACAGGGTGTGCTTGTAGGAGCCGGTGATGATCGTCTCCGACAGCCACTTCGCCTTCACCCCAAAGCCCGTAGCGGCACGCAGCGCAGCCATGTCCGCCGCGGCGAGCTGACGCTGAGCGAGACTGAACGACACGACGATCAGGCCCTCGCCCTTCTCGCACACGTCATCCCACTTCGAAGCGATCCCCAGCGACGGGGTGTTCTCCACCGGAGCCGAGATCGACACCCCGAAGTCCTCATGGGTGCCCGACGACGCCAGCCATGTCGGCAGCGTCAGACCCGACCGGGTGAACGGCCGGGTCGCCAATGCTTCCGGTGTTGCGGTCAGCGCCGGATCGGCGATCCCGTCATCGGCGAACAGCGCCGGGCCGTTGGCCTCGAACCTGACGCCCCCCGTTTCGGGGCTGTTGATCGCCAGCGACTCGCACGCCGCGCCCTTGAGCTTCACGAACACGGACTGATCCTTGAACGCGACGATGTGCTGGCACGTCAGCGGTGACGCGCCCGTATTCCCCCATGCCGCCGCGGTGCTCGTCCAGACATGCTTCGTCGCGCCCGTCGGGATCGTGCCGCCATCCGGATCGGTGATGACACCATTCCCCGCGGTCGTCACGGGCGGGCCGAGGATGTGCTTCAGGCGCCAACCGGCGACATCCGGGTAAAGGCGCCCGTTCTGCGACCACGTCGGGTTGTAGCGCTCCGTCAGGACCGCGAACGGCTCATTGGAAGCGCGCAGCTCGTCGTCGCGTTCCATATGGTTGGTGCCCGGGTCGTACTGGTACTCGATCGCCGGCACGTAGATCAGCTTCGATGACAGCGTCGGCGTGTTGATCTCGGTGCCAGGAATGCTTTCGAAGGCTTCCTGGAAGTAATCGGTCGGCATCTATCAGCCCTCCTGGCCCTTGGGGGGCTCGATCGTGTTCCCGCGCGCCCGCTCGTGATCGTGGGCGGCAAGCGCGCGCAGCCTGTCGACCTCGTCATCCTTCAGGTCGACCACCTCGACAGCGTCCGGGTGGTTCTTCGCGAACGCCCGTGCCTCCTCGGCCGCCAATTCGCCGGGGCCACCCACGGGCGTCGGCCGGTCTGGGCGCAGCAGAACGCTGAGGCCCGGAATGGAATGGATCTCGTTCGGCGCCCCGGCGAGGGTGAGGCGCAGCCCGATCTGCCGCGTCTTGGAAGACGCCTTTGATTCGGTCATGTGAATGCCCTCCAGGGCGTGGAATGGACTGCTTAGACGACGAGCTTGTAGATCTCGAGGCTGCACTCGTAGGCCAGCATCGGGCGTTTCGTGTCGACGATCTCAGTGGGCGACGCTTCGACGACCTTGGCGTCCTCGACCGTCGCATCACCAGCCTGCAACGCCTCGGTGTCGATGCCCTTGATCAGCGCCTCGACGTACTCGATCGCGAGAATCGATGTGGCTGTCGCGTCGTGCAGATCGAAGTACAGGATGATCGGGATCGTGATGAACCAGTCGCGCGTGTAGAGCTGCGATTCGGGCTCATCCATGCCGACGCGGCGAATATCAGGGACGCTCAGCACCGCGCAGGGAAGCTCGTCGAGGCCCGCGTAGCCGGGATCATGCGCGTAGACCTTCAGGCCCTGGGAGAACGCCAGGCCGGAGATCAGATCAGCGATGTCCTGGGCGAGCGGCTCAAGGGTTGTTGATGGCATGGAACTCCTTGTCGAGCTCTTGCAGGATCCGCTGGTCGATCAGGGCGCGCCTAGCATCCAGCGCGCGCACGATCACTCTTGATCCCTGCCGGCGGGTCGTGTCATGCGGGCGCTGGCCGCCGAAGTCGATCCATCCCAGCGCGCGGTTCAGTCCTCCGCGCAGACCCGACGAGACGAACACCCCGGAGCGCTCACGCTGAATCTTGAGGCTCCCGGCCATCAGTCCCTCCCGGATCCCCTTCTGTGGGGTCGAGAGCCGCGGGAACCCGGCGCGGATCAGCGGCAGCAGCTCATGCTCGCCGACTCGCACCATCAGATCGCGCATCCGGTGGTTGATGTCGCGGCGAATCGCCTTGAACTCGTCGCTGGTCTTCTCGACACCGACGATCTTGATGTCGACGCCGATCATACGGCCCTGGCCACCTGCCTTGACCGCCATCACGCCATCCGCATGTAGCTCGAGAGCATCGCCCGCACGGCGCTAGGGAGCGCCTCTGGGCGCTCCACGCGACTCTCATCGAGGTTGTAGGTCGTCGTGAACGCCGAAACGTCCCGGCGCAGCCACAATGCGACGGTTTCTGCCGTCGCGCCATTGACATCAGCGGGAACCTCGGGGAACCCCCAAGTGCCAGTGATCTGGATCTGCCGATTACGCCAGCCGACGCGATTGACCTGCGGCGACGACAGGGGCTGCAGCCGGATGCTTGTGTAGACCCCATCGGGCTTTGAGACCGGGAACAGCCTGTACTCGTCGCTGGAGAGCGTCGTTCCCGTGACGTCCGTGTCGATCTTCACCAACGTCGCCGTCTGAAGGTCATACGGGGCGAGGCTCAGGAACGTGTCCGGGCCGATCTCAGTCTCAAAAGTGCGCACAACGCCCGCAGAGCCCGCAGGCGCGAACTCCCGCCCCGTGTACTTCATGATCGCCCTGGATGCCTGCGAGATCAGCGAACCGATGATCGCGTCCTGCGCGACGTCGCCCGTCGGCTTCTGCAGCCGGACACGGACATCCTCGACGGTGCACAGGTCGTAGGCGGTCACCTAGAGCTCCGTGCGGTCCTTCTTCAGCTTCGTTGCGCGCTTCGCCGGTGCCTTGGCCTTGAAGCCGACGCGTTCCAGCTCAGCATCGACCTCGGCGGCCCGAGCCTTGTCCTGGATGCGCAAGTAGCCATCGCGCTCGCGCAGCAACGCGGCGATGTACTCCTTCTGCTGCTCGGTGGTCTTCTCGGTTGCCATGCTGCGTCCCTCCCTGCGGTGGGGCACGAGGCTGGAACGCCCCGTGCCCTTCCCGCAAATCGCCTAGAACGTGGGCGTCACGAGCCCCGTGCCCGCGATGACCGAGATGGCCTTCGGGCGGCGCTCATTGATCTGAGCCCAGTAGTTGTGCAGCCTGAACCTGACGGTCAGGGTGCCCGACCCGACATCACGGAACGTCTCCAGGTACGGACCCGAGGACTCCTCGTAGACGAAGCACTCGTCGGTCCGGACGATGATGATCCGGTCCTCGTTCGTGCCCGAGCCGAGCGTCGAGGGGATGTTCGCGTCGACGTACACAGGGAGACCCTGCATTGACCCGACGAGTCCCTGCGACACGACGCCACCGAAGTCGCCGACGGCGTTCTGCGGCGCGTACGGAGTCACCAGCGGACGGCTGGCGGTATCCGATGCGGCGAGAATCGACGCCCAGCGCCTCGGGTGCATGAAGATCGCGGTAGGCGGCATGAAGATGCCCTCATGCACCTGCCGGATCCCGTCTGCGACCTTGCTGTACAGCTGCGCCACCGTCGGTGTCGTCGCCGTGTAGGTGATCGCGTTGACGCCCGTCACCTGCAGCAGACCCTTGTTGTTGGCCGTGCTGGAGTTGATGACGGCGGTGTCGAGCACAACCGCGTACGCCTTCGCGAGGTCGGCGAAGATCACTTCGTCGACGCCGGGGACGCCACGGTCCACCAGCTGCTGCGACACGTCCTGCAGGCCGGCGCTGGTCTTAACGTCACCGGAGATCGTGTCGAACGCCGCGTCCGTTTCCGAGACGGCGGAGTTGTCCGAGATCGTGGTGACCGTCGTGCCCGTCGACATGCGAGGCAGGTTGATGCTGTCCGTGTTGGGCGGCAGCGACCTGGGGCCGATTGCGTCGGCGACGACACGCCCGGCCCTCGCGAGGCTGACGAACTCCTCGTTGAGCCACAGCGGCGCAACCAGGTAACCGCCCGCCGAATCGGTCGATGACAGGTCGAACTGGGCGTCGGACGGGATGTCTCCCGCCTTCAGCTTGCGCTCGAACGCCATCTCGCGGGTGTGGCGGCTCAGGCGCTCCGCGGCCTGCACATCGCCGCTCTTGGCGACGCGATACAGGTCCGTGAAGATGCTGAACTCGCCGTTGCGGCGGTACGTCAGCGGCTCCTTGCCGACCGTCACCTTCGGCGATGCGGCAGCTTCGAGGCGTGCGTCAACGTCCTCCGCGCGGCGTTCCAGTTCGAACCGCTGGCGTGCCTTGTGCTCACGGTCCTCGGCGGCCTTGTGATTCGCCTTGGCGGTGGTGTAGCGCTCTTCGGCCTCGTTCAGCGAGGTCTCGAGCACGTCGAGGTCAGCGTCAGGGCCGGCCCCCTTGATCGTGTCTCGCGCTGCCTGAAGGGCAGCGTCAGCCTCGATCAGCTCCTCGCGGAGCTCGACCAGAGACATTTTCATGATGTGTCCTTTGGTGAGGGATTTGGCCACCCATAGGTGGCGGGATCCCTCCGCCCGTCAGTCCTCCGGGTCGCGTGCTGCGCGTGCCTTCAGCGCAGCTAGGCGTTCCTGGCGGTCGTCTGCGACGGCGGTGGCACCCTCGTTCTGAGCGATGCCGTCCCCGGGTTCGCCCCTTGCGGCGACGAGATCGGGTTCTGCTCGTGTGGTAATGAGCCCTGCCTCACGTGCGGAGGCAAGAATGGTGCCAGCGTCATTCAGGCTGGCGACAAGTTGTGAGTCGGTCTGCGGGAACGCTCCCTGCGCGCAGATCGTGACGTCATAGAGGCCCTCGCATTCGAAGAGGTTCCACGTGACGTTGCCTTCCGTGTCATCGGTCCACTCCGAAGCACCGATGTCGCACGCAAAGCTCATCTGGTCGAGGACGCCCTCCTGCATGAGGATCGCGGTCTCGTCCGCGAGCGGCGTCTTGACGAAACGCGCCCACGTGTGCAACCCGTAGGGGTCCTCGCGCAGTTCCAGCGAGTTGTTCTTGGTCCGCGCGAGCAGCAGCCGCATGTCGTGCTCACGGTTCAGATGCACATCCGGGTTGCTGTCAAGGATCTTGGTGAAGAACCCAGGGTGGATCTTCACACGGAAACCGCCCAGATCGTGCGACAGCCGATTGAACACGGCGGCGTGGCCTCGCATCGTCCAGCGCCCCTTGGCGTCAGGGTCACCAGATGCATCCATCTTGATGTCTGCCAGCGGGACGGTGAAGCGGAACTGCCCACGCTGTAGGTCGTCAGTCGGCGTTGGCATTCTCGCCGCCTCCTTGATTTGGGTTCGCTGCTCCGCCAACCGGGGTTTGCTGGATTTCGTCGCCACCATCCACCGGCTCGCGGCCCTCGTCCGACCGAATCTCGTTCGCCGTGATCCAGCCGCCCTGGCGTGCAAGGCGGTACGCGTCGTAGCGCGTCTTGATGTCCGCGCGCAGGAAGCCAGCCGTGTCCATCTCAACCTCCCAGTCCGGCTCCGCGAACAGGTCGATATCGGTCTCGAGGCCCTGTTCGAGGCGTTCCATCCATGGCATCAGCCCGTGCTGCAGGAACTTCATGTTCTCCTGCTCAGGTGTCTCCGGCGTCTGGTAGTCCGGCTCGCCGAGATAGGCGCCAGGGACGCCGAGCATGCGACCGATGTCCTGCACCCCATAGCGCTTGGACTCGATGAACTGGGCGTCCTGCAAGCTCACAGGGGCCGAGTCGAGCTCCCAGCCGCCCCACATCATTCCGACACGTCCCGCGTTCGCCGAGCCAGCGTGACGGGATTCATAGCCAGCGCGCATCTCATCGCGCTGCTCCTTCGTCGGATTACCGGAGTGCTTCAGTACCGCGCTGGGCACCCCATTACTGCCGATGTAGCGGCCCTCGAAGCGCTCGCGGCTCAGCTCATTACCGAGCGCATGACGATGCGCCTGCACCACGCTGACCCCGATGTAGGGATCCTCGAGCAGGATCCCCGGGATATGGATGATCTGGTCCTTGCCGACCGTTTTGACGACGGGTCCATACTCGCGATCCCTGAGATCAAACTCGGCGCGGTCCCCGTCGTACCTCGGTATCACGCACGCCGGGTTGACCGGGTACAGGAACTTGACCTGATTGCGGACCTTGACCTTGTAGAGATAGGCGTTGCCACGCAGCAAGGACGCGAACGTGTATGACCACACCGAAAACGAGGACAGATCGGGGTTCGGACGCCGTAGAATCCCCAGTTGCGGGGCTTTAGGCATCGGCTTGCGCTCATCCCCGTAGCCGCGGTAGATGCACATCGGCAGACCGGCCGCCGTCTCTGAGATCAACCGCACGCCCCGAAGGAACGCCGGCAGCCCCGCTGCGGACTCCATCGAGATCCGTTCACCGGAATACGACAGGGTTGTGCCCCACTGCGAGGGCCTGGGGATCGGCGTGCTCGAATCGAACAGCCCGAACAGCTCACGCTTGGCCCCATCGGCGCCCCGGACGATCATTCGAGCTCCTGGAGGCAATACACGTTCTCTCTGAGCACCTCGACGTGGCCTCCCAGGTCATGCGTCCTATCGGCTGCCTCCAGGATCTGGGCCTTGATCAGGATAAACGCGTGGCGGGTGCGCTTGACGAGCAGCCCCTCGATCGTGGGCATCCCAGCCTTCATGTGAAACGCGTAGCGCTTGGTCTTCACCACTCGAAGCCACCTCCTGGCCGACCGGCCTGCACGGTCCCCCACAGCGCCAGCGTGCACGCCACCAGCGGGGAGATATCGACGGTCGAAGACTTTCGTGACCAAGCCCAAGCGTCACCCAGCGCGCGACGGCCAGCACCCCTCACAGCCGCTAGGAGGCCGGGATTGCCGTTGTGACGTAGCGTCTCGTCATCAACGGCATCGAAGAACAGCCCGCAGCCCTGCGCCAACTCGTTCGCGTTCAGGGTCTCGACGTCCACCCCGACGTTTTGAATCTCGCCGAGCAGCGACGCTGCTGGACCGCGGAGATCGCATTTCACGGGATGAGAGGCGTGATGCTCTTTCAGTTCCGCCAGACGAGCCGGAATCCACGCCGTGCCGGCGCGGTGATCGACGATCTGTGTGTGAAAGAGCCCATCTGCGCGCCAGCCCGCCAGCGCGATCGATGAAGCCGATCGGTCGGGCTTGACATCGAACGCGAAGCACACCGGATACTCAGGCTTGGATTCCGCGTCGAAGAGGCCCGCGAAGCGCTCGAAGTCGATGAACTGCCCCGAAGCGTCGGTATCCGGCCAATCCCCGACTCCTAGGCGCTCAACGGCGAAGGTTCTGGGATCCATCGAGCGACGCTCGAGCGCGACATGCTCTGCGGAGATGCGGATCCCCAGACCGGGATTGGACTGTGCCCACGTCTCCTCGTCGCCGGCGATGTCATCCACCAGCGCCAACTCGACGTCCGGGGACCACTCGAAGTACGCCAACCCCGGATCGTTGCCCCGCAGGCCCCTCTCGCGGAGCCTCGCGAGTACGACCCCATGCTCGTGGACGTCCTGATCAACCGCCGAGGCCATGTACCACACCTGCGGGTTCGGTCGCGCCGACAACGTCGGCAGCAAGGCACCGATCGCCATCTCAGGCAGGATCATCGCCTCATCCAGACCGAGCCAATCCCCGGTGAAACCGCGCCCCCCGCCCTTCGTCCGTGTGCGAAAACGAAGACGAGAGCCGTCCATCAGCTCGATGCCTTCCTCGCCGTGCGAGCGCGAGACCCGTTTGACCTTCTTGTCGAGCTCCGGGGTGTCCTCGATCAACATCAACACACGCCGGAATGCCTCCAAGCTGGTGTCGA